ATATCGTGAAATATCTAAAATACATCACGTTCAAAAAATATTTAAAAATTTAGATAAAAAAGATTAGCTTACTGCAAACGCAGGAACTACATACTCTGTACCGCCTACATTAATTTTAAAGTAAGTTGAAGGTGTTGCTGGAACAGCTGCCGCCCCGCCTGCTGCACCTACTGTTGCTTGCACAGGAACGTTTAGCTTTATAGTACCAGTACCGCTTGCAGATAATTCTAAGTTTGCATTAGAGTCTACAGCTTTAATACTATTGCCTTCAATTCGAATTTGTTCAATATCTGCGTATCCATCAATCCTAGCAGAACCAAGCACTTGTAATTTTTCTGTACTATATGAGCTTCTTGCACCTACAACTAATTTACTGTCATACCATGCCATCGAATTGCTAGAAGGTGTAGATCCCTGACTAATACCATTTGCGTCTTGAGTGAATCTAATATAATTATTACCACCTTGTACAACCGACTTTGCATCACTAACACCTGTGTTGTCTTCATAATCGAAAATTATACTGCCTAAAGGACGAACTTCAATAGATAAATCTGCAACATTTTCTGTTCTTCTAAGTCGTACTTCGCCTTGTCCTTGAAGCGTTCCTGAAGTAGTTATAAGACGTTGTGCGTTTGCCGTCTCAATAGTTAAAGAAGTAGCAGCAAGTGTATTATTTATAGCATCTACCATTACAGTAGAATTATCTGCAAAAACACTTCCAACTACATCACCAGTTACGTTACCAGTTAAGTCGCCAGTAACATTACCAGTAACATTACCAGTAACATTACCTGTTAAAGTACCTGTAATAGCACCAGTTCCAGCATTTACAATTACTTGACTGTCATCGCCAATTAAATCTGCTTGTATGCTGTCTGCAGTCATATGTCCTGTAACAGTTAATTCATTAAAGAAACCACCAGCATAACGTACTGAACTTGAGCCTATAGTGTAAGCATCTGGTGCATCAGCTATTATGTTACCTGATAATACACCTCCAATAGAAAGTACATCGCCACCAGCACCGTCGCCTAAATTGATATTCCCTGTAGCTGTAATTGTACCAGTAATGTTTATGTTACCTGTACCTGTTATATTATTGCCGTTTAGATCTAAATCACCTCCTAATTGTGGTGATACATCATCTACAATATCGTTTTGTCCGGTAACAATAGTACCACCTGCAGTAGTTCCATCACCGACGTATACCTTTTTGGTATCGGTTGTGTATATTAGTTCACCTGCTTCTGGTGTAATCGCAGTTCTTTCTGCGTTTGTACCTCTTCTTAGTCTTAGGGCCATATTTAACTCCTGGAATATCTATATGTATTTATACAAATACTCAAACAAATTACTTTCTCTTTTTCATAAAACTTCTTGTTCGGCCTTGAATATCAGACTTAACCCTTGCTGTATCAAGCCTAAAATCCACATTATCTATACTGTCCTGATAATTATTGAATAATTCTTCTAAGGATGCTTCTATATCTTTAGCATCTTTTTTCTGTCTAGTTTTAGCAACGTCTATGTCCCAAACCTTACCGTCTGTAAAAAATACACGGACACTGTGCAGATATTTTACAGGTACAACTTTAATATCTACATCTTTAAATACTTCAGGCCAATGATCTACAACATCCTGAGGAAGTTTTTTGTTCTTTGCCTTAGGCACTTTCCGCAACAGACTTTTTCTTCTTAGTCGGAACAAGTGCTTCAGCTTGCTCGCGTAGTCTCTTTGCTTCCTTAAACATTGTATCTGCTTGTGATCTATACTGTGCTGCTAAGGCCGCATCATCCAATACAGCGTCTTCTGTGCTTGGCTTTGTATCTTCTACTACAGGCATATCATTTACAGTTGCCATTTGTGAAACTTCTGTTTGGTTACCTGCATCAATAGTTGCTAAATCTTCAACTGCTACACCTTTTTGTTCGGCAATCATTTTGTTTAGATCTGTAAGGCCAATTACAGTTGATCTATCTGGTGTCATTTCTACTAGGTCAGTAGCAACTTTTTGCATTTTTCCTGTGACATGAAAGCCAGCTAACATAATTCTACCATCAGGCAATCTTGTCCTTGCCATAGCATTAGCAAAAACATCTTCGTTTTGTCCAGCATCACTTTCTATTAACTTCATAAGAGCGTCATGCTCTTCAGCCATTAGATTTTCTGTAGTTACTACAATACAATTTTCTGGTTCGCCGGGAACGGTTCTATATGCTACAACAACTTTACGTTGATTGGTCTTAATACGACCTACATGTTTATACATTATTTTTCTCCTTCAGTAGCGTTTTGTGTTGTCTGTTGTTGTGCTACTGCTGCTAAAAATGTTTCTAGCTTTGTGTAAGTTGTACCAACAGTAGTCATTTCATTAGGTTTAAATGCACCTCGCTGACTTGCTACGTCGATAATCTGTTTGATATTACCCAAGTCTTGAACGGTAAGTTCGACTGGATTTTCGTTAGCCGGAGCAGGTTGCGCGGTAGCTTCAGCTGGTTTAGTTTCTTCTGTCATAGTTAGTTAACTCCTTATACTATTAATTATTCAAAATTATTTACTTATATTTTAAAAGTGGACAAGCCAAAGTGAAATAAGACAGTTCTTTTGGTTCTTCAAAACCTACTTTAAGGACGGTTCCAAACGATTTAGTGCCTTGTTTATCTATACCTAAAGATTTTCCGACATAAAATCTTCCTTTAAGATTTTCTGTAATCCATTTAGAAATACTATCTTGAAGATTGTAAGTTAAAGGAATTTTTATGTACTCGAAATGGATTGGTGGCACAGAAGTTTCTCTGCACTTAAATACTTCTAGCCTATTGGGTTTTTTGGTTTTAAGCAGCGTTTTTGTCATAGTGTACAGTTGTGCCAAAGGGCGCCTGCAAGTCCTTATTTTGGTTAGAATGGATTACAAATACAGTATCGCAGTAGTCTTCGTCTCCCCAACTACCCCAAGGATAGCCATCAGTAAACATAATAAATTTTTTAGGAACAAAATCTGTATCTTTCATGTGATTCCAATTACAATCAAATTCTGTACCTCCACCTCCAAAGATTTCGTAATCAGTAAGGTCTTCACCGTTTTCGGCACTAAAGTCTTGTTCGTTATATACTTTAGTATCAAAGCACCATAACTTGATGTTATAGTCTTTATATTCTTCCATAATACCTTTGACCTCACTTAAGAAGTCTTTTGCCTGATCATTACCAATAGATCCGCTCATATCGATTGCAACAGCAACATCAATTGTAGTATCAAAATTCATTCCTGGTAACACTGCACCAGTGTGCCAGCCTTTACGTGAAGGACGGCTAAATGTATAATCGTTCCTAATTGTTGATTGTATCTGCTGACGTAAAATTTCACGCCAATTCATTTTAGGTTCAGTAAGATCTTTAATCATACGTGCAATCTCACCCGGTATATTTCCTGCACCAGATGCTTGTGCAGCAGACATCATACTTTCTTTAATTTCTTCTTTAATCTTACGCATTTCTTCTTTAGAATATTTAGGAGGGCCTTTTTTGCCCTTGCCAGGTTTGTTAGCCGGACTGCCTTCACCTTCCCAATCAACATGTTCATCAAGCATTTCGCCTAGTTGTTTTACAAATTCTTCGCCGTTCTTTTCTGCTTCTTTGAATAGTTCGTCGTATACTTCTTCTGAAGACCAACCATCATATTTAAAATCTTGATAGCATTGTACAAGTTTGGGTTTGTCGCCAATACGGTCACGTACTAGCAAATTATTTACAATATAATCTGCAGCAATGTTATATAATACCGGATTGCGATCTCCTCTACGTGTTAGGTGATCAAATACACAATGTAAAATTTCGTGTGCAATAACAAATTCAATTTCTTTGTTAGTCATTGCATTAAAAAATTGTGTGTTAAAATACAAATGACGTCCGTCTGTCGCGGCCGTCGGGCACCAGTCGTCACATGCCTCTATCTTAAGACGTGTCGCCATATTGCCGAAAAACGGATGTCTAAGGAGCAGACCTACTCTAGCAACAATAACATTGTCTAACACCTTTTTACGCATTTCTGTTAGTTCTGCAGGTGTAATATCTGGATTGGGTACAAAACCTTTAGTATCAATTGTCATGCCATTGCTCCTTAATTTTACTTATTATAGCGTAAATACTATAGAAAGTCAAGATAAATTGGACGGTTTTTTAGGAGACCGTCCAAACTCCTTGTATTATGCCTCTTGTGCTTTGGTAATATACTTACCAAAACGTTCATGAAACTCATCAAAGCATTCAACTTCATCTGGATCAATTGGTAGAGCATACTGAGTGAGGGCTAACTTGATACCCATTACAACCAATTCAGTTTCGAAATTGTCCATCATAAAACGTAAGAAACTGTTAACTTTAGAGTCAAATTTCTTATCGCCTTTATCAGACGCTTCTTTTAGTTCATAACAGAGCGAGACCGTCAAGGAATACATGGCACTGATTTCTTTGGTCTTGAGCTCTTTAACCTTTCCTGACAAAATATCAGTTGGGTTAGGCATTGAAGCTGCAACCTTTCGGTGTGCAACAAACTTGATACCTAGGCCTTCGCCTACTGCACCTGATACAAGATCAGTTGTAGTTTCTTCATCAAGTTCATCTTCTAACAATTCACTTACAAAAGACCAACTACGTGGTGTTGCAAATGAACGGCTTGGAGATTTAGGATCAAAATCGTAAAGGTCTTTTTTGCTAAAAGTCAAATAACCTACAACATCATTGTGTACATTATTATTTACTGCCCAAGTAAACCAATCGTCGAAGTCGACAGCAAGTTCAATATGAACAAATCTATTAGCAAGCGGAGCAGGCATTCTATATGTAACACCTTTGTCTGCTTCACGGTTACCAGCAGCAACAATAAGAACATTGTCTGGTAACTCGTATTGTCCAACCTTACGATTAAGAATAAGTTGGTAAGCGGCCGCTTGTACAGCAGGTGCCGCTGAATTCATTTCATCTAAGAAAAGTACAATCCATTTATACTTCTTAGCCATCTCTTTTGTTGGTAATTCTTGTGGTGGTGCCCAAGCCATTACATTATGGTTTGCAGCATAATACGGAATGCCTTTGATATCTGTTGGCTCCCAAAGTGAAAGTCTAATATCAATAAGTTTAGAATTTTCTAGTTCATTAGTAACCTGTCCAACAATGTCTGACTTACCAATGCCCGGAGGTCCCCACATAAAAATAGGACGTTGTTTCTTAAAAGCATGCCTAATACTCTTTTTTGCTCTGTTAGGGCTTACGGTGCGTACTGCTACGTTTTCCATTTTGTATTCCTCTTCTTGTGTTATCAGTGCCATATCTAATTTCTTAGTATGTATATATAATAGCACCAAAGAGTCTAACAGTCAACCTGTTTTTTGCCAAAATCTAATCTTTTTGTCTTTTCATTGCTTTTGTTAGGCCGTATTTCCTTACATCGCCACTAAAAAGATGTAGTTCCATAGCCTTCTTTTCATTAGTAACAACTATTCCCTGCCTATCAAAATAATAAGGACAGTCAATGAACTGATCCATCCATATTATTACGTTAGTTGTAAATTCAAAATCTTTCGGATAAGGTACTTTGTATGTCTGTAAATCTAATTCTTCAGTTACAAATTTATATCCGGCTTCTGTTAGGCGTAGACCGCCTGTGTCTTTTGATCTTGTATTTTGCCACCATAAAGGCATTGCCTGGGCAATACTTGCTTCATGTACAGCCTTACCCGAATTTTTCAAAAAAATCTTAGTATATGTTTCTTTCCAGTTCATTAGTCTATCAATTGAACTGTTTCACCTGCAGACAACTTTACAACTGTAAATTCATTGCAGTTAAATAGTTCATTCAGTTTTTTTGCTAAATTAATTGCATGTCCTGGATTGCTAAAAGAGACTTTTTTGTATTTAGGACCAGGATAGTTGGTTAAACTATGCGAAGATTTTAGATTGAATGGTTTATTGTTATAAAATACAGCCCATATAGCTTCAGCGTCTAATATCTGTTCGCTTTTATATGTTTTCTTATCTATAAACTCTAACAAAACCGTTGGTTTAGGTCTACTCATATACGTTGTCCTTTAATTAACTACGTATATATTTATCTAATTTTACCAACTATTTCCGCCGTCAAGCCTCACTTCAATTGTTTCTTCTTCAGTATTGTTTTTCTTAATAAGCAATGCCTCTAAATCACCGTTCATTCTAGTCATTACCTCACCTAAAGTGAACGCCAGTCTTTTTGCTTGTTGTATGTCAAGGGTGACATCTTTAGATCTACTGGCGTCTGCACTTTTAACTTGACTTATAAACTGTTGTATTGCAATAGTATTAAGCGGTTCACTTGGCATTTGCTTTACTCAATTCTGTCCTCATTTCTAAACGGGTTTTAAATGGACCTTTGTAAGGATAACGTTCAATTGTAATAGCTTTAGGACAAAAACTTTTAACCCAGCCCTTATCAAATTTGATTATATAAAAGCCTGCACAGTATAAACTTTTAGACTTTGAGCTCTTAGTAAACAACGGAAGTTTTTGTTTTACATCATACAAAGGGTTATGCGGAGTACAACTTGTAGGAAAGCCGTGTACTTCTGCAAGTGTTACTTCAGTAATGTCCAAAGTGCTCCAGCTTAGTTTGCCTAAATCTTTTTCAAGTTCTATCTTACTGTCTACAAATCTCGATCCTTTTGCATCGGTAACCATATATCTTTCATCAGAATAAGCTAGAGTAGCAACTTTATTACCTTGATTTTCTATAATCCAAAATTTTCCATCAATTATTTCTTTTGCATTTATTGTCATATTATATACCTCGCTTGTAATGGCTCAGCATAACTCTGAGCTTGTTCACTTACACGTTGAAGATCCCATAAGGCACAGAACTTCATTAATCGTAAGCCAACTTGTGTTATTTGTTTCGGTTTCTCAACTGCTTCTTCGATAACATCATTTATAATACTTCTAATATTTCCAGGTTGTGCAGTTAAATCACATAGTATTACATTACGATTGTAGTCATCAAGTACACGGTGTTCTACACCTTCATGATCTACCCATCGTTGAAGCATCATATTATTCCAGTTGAATCCTTTGTTGTCTTTATCAGCAAATGCTTCAGTAAGACCAATTTTGTTTTTTGTGCCTTTAACTCGTACACCTGGATATGCACTAAACACATTGTCACTTTTGTCACCACGCATACACTTTTCAAACAACATAAACGCAGGATCAGGTGCATCTTTAGCTAAGCCTGTCTTTTTGTTTATTACAGGATTACCTTTCTTATCAAAGTAACCTTCATGTGTAATAGTAGTTTCTGTAATACCATTATACTGTCTTACGTTAGGCGAAATAAGTTGTGCAAAGTCTCCGTCAGTACTAATAATAACATGATTGTCATTAGGATGTGCTTGTATCCAACCTGCAATTAGGTCATCAGCTTCTAATTGTTGATGTTGTAGCACTGTGCAGTTTGTCTTAGTACCCACAAAGTCTTTAAATGTATCAAATGCTTCCCAAAACAACTTATCTTCTTGTTCTTCTTTTTCTGTTAGTGCTGCACGAGCATCGCTTCTATTGCGTTTGTAAGGCTCGTAAAAATCTTTGCGCCAACTGCGTCCTTCTAAACAGAACACA